GCTCCTTAAATTTTAGTGAGGATCCAAACTTTAACGGCAAAGATCACTGCCACCACTGCCGCTGTGGCAAGAACTTGAAAGTCTGTCATTTTAGACTCCAGTATGAAAAGGGTTGCGACGGCGTAAATGAGCCAATGCGGCTTCTTTGGTGTCAAAGCGACCACTGATAGGAGTTTGGTGTGCTCCGCGCACGATATACCAACCGCCTAAGAGACCGTTGTAAACGACTTTCATATCACATGCTCCAATAAGTTTCGCTCGAAGGCGAGCAGAAGTAAGGTGTGTTCACGTCCTCTTGGAACTCCACACCACTCATCAAGTTCTTGCGAGTTACCATTTTGGGTTGATAATGCTTGATATCAACAATGCTCAACTCATCAACTGACCAACCACTCTTGTTGCACAGACGAGTGCGAGTGGCGCGAGCAGCACCAAAAGTCTTGTAACTACGAGTGCGATTAGGACCATCAGTAACAATAAGACCAGTGCTCTTAGCGATAATGTAGTAGCTCATTTAGGACTCCTTTTTGCTGTTTAAGTATGTATTATACTGGATTTTGGGCAACTTGTCAACCGTTTTTAGTGGCTGTTAAGTGCAGGTGCAAACTCACGGATCAATTCACGCTCACGAGCATGAGCAGGTTTGCGTCCACGCACAAATTCCAAGATACCATATTCGTGAGCAAGTGTACCATGCTCACGAATTGAACGGCACAATTCCCAATCTTTGTTCTCAGTCAGCGCACGACGAACGTGCTTTTGAATACGAACTTTAAGGGCTTTACGAACTTGTTGACCGCAAACTGTGATACCAACATATTGTTTTTGTGTCACTGTATTAGTGATTACATAGACAACGTGCTTGGTATCTTGACGACGTTTACGGGTTACTTTTGTGCTGTTCATGTATGTATTATAGCCGATATCTGCCCGTTTGTCAACCGTTTTTTTGTTGTTTTTTTACAACATTTTGTGGGGTTTTTGGGCTATTTCAACTGTTGCATAAAAACAACAGGGTAATATGTGTAATCTAGTGTAACGTCACGTTATTACTAGTAATACTCGACTCATCTAATCCAAATATCTTTAATATTTTCAGCACAGTTTTAGGGGCAACTTCAAATAAATCAGTAGGGCCAAATACTGTTTTTAAATTGCCCTCACTGTCAATTAAAAATCCATAATCCTCTTCGCCGATATCTAAATCACCAAACTCTGCTTCGGACTCTTCCAATTGACTAATATCTTTTTCGGACATTTTTGACATAATATGCTCCTTCTGCTTGTTGGTATTTAATACTAAATTACTAGACAATTATCGCACTAGTTAATCATTTAAATAGAATTAAACTCATAATTACTGTTTGTGCTACAAATCCCAAACATATGGTAGCAATATAAAGAAAATTACGTTCAATTAAACTCTTGAAGAATAATGTAATTAATCCGCTCCAAACAAATAACATTAAGTCCACTGGTGGTAATTGATCGCTTTTACTTAACAACACCGCAAGCAAAGTAGGAATGCTGGCTAAATGTAATAATATAATTGTAAGCCATCCTAATGTATGAGAACTAATTTTAGCTAGATTATCATTTAAAAAATTCCACATAATATATGGAAGTTGACTGACAAATTTAATAATTGAATTAATAGACATGAATTTCCTTAACGATAAAAAATGTGATGACCGACTTGTGTAATACGTTCTTTCTTCCAACCGGGATTTATATAATCCGCATGATAATACATAGCAGTGGTCAAACTGGGTAATCTAAAATTTTCTAATAGAACTTTTTTAGCCACTGTCATAGATTCTTCGTATGCTTTTTTATTAATTGGTTTAAATGATGAATCCCTGTCGCAATACCAACTGAATTGACATACTACTTTTTCATAGAATATATTCTTTTGATAAATCACTTGGCATACATCATTGGGGAATAACCCACTTGCCACTCGATTCAATGTAACTTGCGCCACTGCAACTTTACCCTCGAATGGTTCTGATCCTGCTTCATGATAGATGTTTTTAGCCAGACATGCTAATTGTTTTTCTCTCATCTGTGCTGTGATATCTGTATTAACAATTGGTGTTAGTTGATCAAACTTATTAGTTACAGTCCACTTTAATAAAGAGACTGTATAAGTCAATCCTATACACATTAATATCACAGATATCATCATAGACAGAAATTTTGAGAAGTCTGCTACTTCGATATTTTCATTATTCATAATTTCTCCTTTTACGGTGTTACAACTAATGTACACATTATTGTAACATTTGATACCACTGAAGTCAAGTATTGCGGCTAACAGTTGAGCTGGCTGAGTACTTGTTTTGCGTGTGCAAGTGGATTGAGTTTGGTATACGAAGGAATACCTTTGCCATTTAACAAAGAAATATTTTGTCCTTCTGCAATAGCGGCTAAGATTGATTCTCCATATGTATCGCTAGTTACCAATTTTTTTATTACATCTGCGTAATTTAGTTTCATTGGATCTTCACTGATCGAATGTAATAAACTTACAAACGCCATTGTACTTTGAGTGCTACCAATATATGAAGACAAATCTAATTTTAAAGTTTTTAAATTTGTTCTTTCTTTTAATAAACGAGTAAAAATTCTAACAAAATTTTCTTGACCTGTAGCCAACAACGGCTGCATGGTTGCCGATGCAGTTAAATTATTTGCTGCTGTAGTAACTTGTCCCATTGCAGATATGCTAGTGGGATTATTTTTTAAAGATTCCATTGCTGTATATAATTGCTGTCCCAATGGGTTGGCCATAATCTGTGTTTGTATGCCGGACATGGTATTTATATCATCAATATATCCGTATCCGGTTACTGCTCCTAGCAAGTCAAACATAGTTGGATTATTAAATGTTCCTGTGCCTTCACCTAGCAATGGTATTGCACTAGCAAATAAATGATTAGGACCAATTGTTGATTGTGTTCCTAATGTTGGTGTGTTAGCATCGGCTATAGATGAATATAGATTTTTTACTTCAGCAAAACTATTAAAAGTACCACCAATGTTAGTTAACTTTCTTGAAAGATTGGTCAATGACCCGCCTGCGGCAGTTGCCGCTGCCGGGCTTAAAATTTTAGTAGCATCTAATACATCTGCTAACGATTCCAACGGTTTGTAAGAAACAAATTTTGTCACCGACACAATGGCTTCCAACTCTAACCCCTTTACGGTAGCTAATGTTCTCAAGACTGCTGCTTGATCTGCATTTGCCAAGTCCGCCACATTAATTGAAGCTGCTGTTAGTATTTCATCTATTAGCATATAACCATTATCTAATAGACTCTGACATAGTGTTCTAGGATCATCTAATTTGCCTAAATTAGTAGCATCAAACATTGTACCAAAATTTCCAAATTGGTTAGCTAATGCTTTATATTCTGGGCTAGCAATTCCTCCGGGGATGCTGTTAAATTGGCTGTTTACTCCGCCGGTGGTTATATCTTTATAATTGTTCATAGTAAAACCAAAATCAGAATAGTTAACATTCTTCATTTGATCAAATGACCCCAATAGTTCAAACGAGGTAGTACAAGTTGAATTCACCGACGTCAATGCTTCAAGTAGGCCAGGCACACCATGGGTCAATGGCAAGTTGGCCTGTATTCCAACATCGGTGACCAAATTATTAAAATAGAAACTAGGAGATATATCTGCAGGTACAGTGTTTACTAGTGTATCTGGTACCATTCCTGTTAAACATGGTGTAATAGATTTTAATGATGTACGCACCATTACATTCGACCCAGCAATACCTAAAGTAGTACTGCATAATCTAGTAAATGATGATGAATTAAACGTATTAATTGCAGCCAGTAAATTACCAGACATGGCAAGACCTTGCCCACTTAATAAACCTGCGTTACTAATAGCTAATATTGGAGTAAGATTGTTTGCCATATAGTATTTACCTGCTAAAAACAGGTTGTAACAATGTTACCCGGCTACTACGTCGCCGCTACCTTCTGCTCTAGAATGTCCGCAGGTGTCAGGATTTCCAATTATATTAATAGGAATTCCTCCTGCTATGACTGATCTTAGTCCGCCGGTTGTTACCGGACTGTCATGAGGTGGATGCGGGCGTCCCCATGGGGCATGAGGACTTATTGGTTTGCCATCAACACAAATAGGTTTATTATTAACTAGTACCGAGTCTATACCAGCAATTATTTTCCCACCTGCACCGTTGTCATCATCTAATCTGACTACCCCTGGCATATGTTATTCTTCGCCTTCGACTACCGATTCGTAGTGTTCTCTCATTCTGTCATGAGTGCGACACATAGCTATAATATGTTGTTCTTTAAGAAACATATTTTCTAAATCGGGATCTATTCCAAACATAGCAGATATTAATGCAATACCTTCTTGACTAGTAACTACTACACAAGGTTTGTTCAGCTCATAAAATTGATCATCAACAGAAATCAATCTTCCTAAAATTTCATCGCCGTTGATCATTTTAAATGATAGTATATCGTTAACTTCATATTTGTTTTTATTTTTTTCAATTAACATTGATATTTTCCTTTAGTTGTTGAAATACTGAATTGTCTAATGCAGCAAGCCCGGTGTAACCACCTTCAACAAAAATTTTACCATTTAAATAAATTTGGGGTACAGATCTGTGTCCTGCATCTACTATAAATTGTTTTGCTTCTGGATCGAGATCAACTCGGACTTCTTCAAATTCTACGCCCTTACTTTCTAGTAGAGTTTTGGCTCTAGTACAAAAAGGGCAATGGTCTTTACTGTATACTGTTAGCATGTCGTTGATTAAATATTTGGCAATTCGTCGTAATCTACAGCATCGCTCATAACACCAATAACATAATTGGTGCTCTCTGATTCTTGTAGTGCCGTTTGTTTCTTATTAATATTTATGTGCTTGTTAAACCATGGTATAGGATTTGTTCTAGGATGATCAGCAAGATATTTAATACCAATATCTTTTAATTTAGTAAATGCAGTATAGTCAACAAAGTCTTTGAGAATTGCAGCATTAAGTCCAATCACAGGTCCTTTCTTAAACAAATACTCAGCCCAGGTTTTTTCTTCTTCTATAACTTCCATATACATTGCATACACTTCTTCATGACACTCTTCAACTATTTTAGCAAATCTGTCGTCGTCTTTTACCACGTTGTTAATTAACCAAGCTGTCCATTCTGCATGTAATATTTCATCTTGTAATATCAGACTAATAATATTGCCATTGCCAATGTATATTTTATTTTCAACCATGGCTAAGCTAGTGGCAAATGATACCATGAAGCGGAATGCTTCTAGTGCATAGCTGGCATTAAGTGCTAACCAAATTGCTTTAATGTGAGTTTCCTCACCAACAGTGTTTGGATCAATTTCTTTAGAACAATTTAGTTCATGCAATTTATCGTAGTACTTGCCAATACTAGCAGACATTTCTACAATTTCTTTAGTGTCATGAATTTTATTAAATTCTTCTTTAGGCACACTGTAGACATTACGAATGATATGGCTGTAACTCTTGCTGTGAATATTGGTTTCAAAGAAACTCCAGTTACTAACTAGTGCTTCTAATTCGGGTATGCTAATTACAGGACTAAAGATTTGATTTGGTGCCCGTCCTTGTATACTATCTAATGCTGTTTGTCGCAGTAGGTTACTGGTAAAGATATGCTTGACTGCATCACTTGCATCTTTGTGATCCATTTTATCTTTGGTCAGACTAATCTCTTCTGGTACCCAGAAAAAACCTCGTGCTAGTTCTTCGTACTTTTGAAGTTTATTATATTTTACTTCTTCAAAACGTTGTACAGTTACTGGTCCAGCTGGATCCAGGAACATGGTACGTTTTAAATAATTTGTTGGTTTACTAATGTTATATTGTGCGTTGGACATATTTTTCTCTATAATCTTTTACTGCTGCTTTGATCGCATCTTCTGCAAGTATTGAACAATGAATTTTAACTGGGGGAAGGGCAAGCTCGCTAGCAATTTCGCTATTCTTAATCAATTCCGCTTCGGCAAGTGTCCGTCCTTTGAGCCATTCAGTAACGAGCGAACTTGACGCAATCGCGCTGCCGCAACCATATGTTTTAAATCTTGCATCTTCAATAATACCGTTTTTATTTACTTTTATCTGTAAACGCATAACATCACCGCAGGCAGGAGCACCAACCATGCCAGTACCAATGTTATCATCATCTTTTCCAAACAATCCGACATTTCGGGGATTTTCATAATGGTCTATCACTTTATCAGAATAACTCATAATACACACGCTTCGCAATTTTCTTCATCTTCAAGAAGAACGGGTTCAGTCAACAGTTTTTCAGTTGAGGCAGATAACATATATTTTGTACCTACCTTATTGATTAGACTATAATAGATAGTCTTCAAACCCCATTTGTATGCTAACATTAAATTCTTAGCAATGAGGGTGCCGGGTACTTTACCATCCTTAAAATATTCAGGATTGTAAAATGTATTTGTACTTAAACTTTGATCAATGTATGCTGCTAGTACCGCCGATGTTTTTAAATAATCCACACAATCATGTTGATCCCACATAGTTTGATAGCGATTTTTTAAACGCTTGTACTCGGGTACAACTTGCACAAACGATCCTGCTTTGCTTTCTTTAACACTAATTAATTCCATTGGCATTTCAATACCATTAGTACTATTTAATACAATACTAGAACTTTCTACTGGTGCAACTGCCATTAATGTAGCATTTCGTATGCCGTATTGTTTTAAACGTGCTCTCAGTGGTTCCCAATTCATACTTGGCTCAAAGCTAGTTAACTCATCAACTCCGGGATTGCGCCTTTCCCATGGAAAGATTCCTTTACCGTAATAGGTAAATTCGCTACGTTTGCAAGCACCGCGTTCTTGTGCTAGTTCAACACTGGCTTCGGTGAGATAGTAGGCTTGATGTTCTACCCAACGTTTGACTTCAGCTAGTGCCTCTGGTGTGCCATACTTGAAACTCTTACGAGCATGCCAGTAGGCTAAGTTTGTAATGCCAACGCCGAGAGGCTCAAATTCCTCATTAGCTAATTTACTTTGTATGCTTAAGAAGTCTTGGTAGTTTAACAAGTTACTCAGACTGCGAACTAGTACACGGCAACATTTACGCATCTCTTGTGGATTACGGAATGCACCCCAGTTTATTGAGCCAAGAGTACACAGAGCAATTCGTCCCTCTGGATCTTCAATTCTCTGGAAAGGGCGCGTGGGTAGAAGTATCTCCTGGCATAGGTTTGATTGATATATTGGATCAAGTGTTGTGTCAAACGGACCTTGGTTGATGACATTGTCGATATTGACAAGATATATGCGCCCAGTATCAGTCCTCTCTTTAAGAATTCCATTTTTGAATATCTCAGCTGCCGGTACAACTTTCTTTTTCTTTGTCTTATCTTGCTCATATCGTAAGTATAGGGTTTCAAATTCTTTGCTGTCTCTGTAGTAGGCCTCGTAGAGATCCGGTACTTCTGCAGGATTAAACAAAGTCATTGTTTCGCCATTTTTATAGCGGCGCCAAAACATAGCATTAACTACCACGCTGTAATCCATTTGTCTTACTCGCACTTCGTCGGTGCCTTGGTTATTTTTCAACACTATAAGATCTTCAAATTGATAGTGCCAAATTGGAAATGTCACTGTGCAGCTGGCATTACGAATCCCGCCTTGACTGCAACTGCGTAAATCTGCAAACCACTTCTTTAAGAAGGGTATCATACCCGTGTGTTTTATTTCACCATTGCGAATTGGTGCTCCAAGGGGTCTAATTCTGCCAATTTCAAGGCCAATACCGGCTCTTTTTGACGCATACTTGGCCATCATTTCACCAGCAGCAAATATGCTATCTAGTGTGTCGTCTGAGGTAATTAGTACGCAACTGCTAAATTGTTTAGTGGTTGTACCTAAACCAGCTAACACAGGAGTAGCTAGTGTGAAATGGCCATCGCTAGCACATTCGTAATATTCTTTAACTAGTTTAAGTCTTGTTTCTGGGAGTTCATTGTGGAATGCTGTGGCCGCTGCTACTGCATATCTAACTTGTGGTGTTTCATAAATTTTGCCAGTGGCACGATTTTGTACCAGATATTTTTCTGATAGCTGCGCAATAGCTGCAAAAGTATAGTTTTCGTCCTTTTGGTGATCTAAAAACAAATTAATAATATTCCATTCATCTTCTGTGTACCAATCTAGCAATTCTTTAGTATACATACCGGCCGCTATATTAGTTTTTACAATTTCATGCAGCCGAGGGGGTTCGTATGTGCCGTAAACATCTTTTCGTAACATACTAAGTCGTTGTCTACCTGCCACATATTGATAGTTGACATTGTTGATTTCTGCGTTCTCGGACTCGTCAATTAAACTTACCATTGATTGCAATAACAGCTCGTCTATGGTAGCTGTGGACATTCCGTCATGAAATTCTAGCTGAGCACGTATTTCTATCATAGATGGACTTACCCCATCTATCCCGTTGCATCCAAATGCAACTTGTCTTTGTATTTTGGAAATGTCTAGTGGAACTCTTTGTCCGTTGCGCTTTGTTACTTGTATTTGTGTCATTGATTTGAATCCTGTAATATGTTAGTATAAATTGAGCTGTAAATCACGGGCATTGTAGCAATGCGTCAAGATTAAATTTTCATCTGGTAGATTGTTATTTACTACAGTATCAAATTTGAAATTAAGTATATATTTCCCCCCATTGACCCAAACTGTATTGATGATATCTTGATTACCGTTGTTTTTATAAATTTTTATTTCGAGATCGGTGATTCCGCTATTATAATGTTCGCATAGATACAAAGTATACAGCATTCCTAGCGTTTTTGCAAGGTCACAATAATAATTTTCATCCACTAATGTCCACGGGTCTGGCCATTCGTTTATTAAGTCGGGATCAAGATAATGGGTTACGTAAGGTGCATAACTCCACAAATGGCATGTTTCAAATACAGCAACATCGAGGTCCAATGTGCTGATTTTTTTCCGAAACTCTTTCCACTCATGAAGCCTTTCGGTAGGCTTGAGATTCCACATTGTTTGAATTTTAATTAAATAAAGATTTTACATCGTATGTCATTGCCAGAGATGATCCTCTGGCATCTGATATACATATTATATATGGTTTAACTTGGTTCAATTGAGAATTAAATTCCACTGTTACATCTGCTCCTACTGTATCTGTTTCTGTGTACGAATCATGATATTCAGATTTTTTAGTAACAGTGTTCATTGAAAATCTTATAGTACCACTTCGTTGTGCATCGTCACGTTCAATGGTATAGTCAACTTTACCAGACTTAAATTTCTCACTCAACGGAATTAAATTGATACTTGAATTGTTCATTAATACAGTTTTACCAATGGTTTGATATGTATGCCCAAATCGCATTTCTTCAACTGCATTAGTGCTTACGCTGTATTCTCCATTGTGGGTCACAGTTGCTGCATATTTGTTATCTGCTTCAGTTCTTGAAAAAATATCTGCAATACTGTAATTATGCTTTCCATTGAATTGAATTACTGGAGTAACAGGTATTCCTTCTTTAAGATACATGTTTCCTACATTTAAAAAAGTATTAAATGAACTAATTACACCATTGACTGAGTAGTCGCTGAATATTGCTTGTTGTGATATATTTTCAAATAATGAATTTGTAATTCTTACACTCATTAAACTATCCACATTACTTGTAATTTTTATACCTTGATAGATATTTCCAAACGTGCATTTGTCGAATGAAATATCAGTTGTGCCTATGTCGTTTTTAATTTCAATTGCAATATTATTTCTGGTAAAATCACACTCAGTAAAATAAACAGATTTAGTTTCGGCCACATACGACGATATAGTAAGGCACCTGCCAGGGCCGTTGGCCTCGGGTTGAGTGTCAAGTCCTATAAATTGGCAACGATGAAACTTTACTACTTTTGCAGAATCTATTATGCCCAATGGTATGTTACCTATGTCGGACTGGAATGTAATTCCATTCATTTCAACGTAGCCCAGTTCACTTAAAATATTTAAGGTATTACCCGGGCTGTTATATGACATGCCAGTGGAAGTTGTTGTTTTAAATATACTAGCAGCATTTAATCCACGTTGTATAATAAAAACACTTTGTTTTCCTATATTTTCAAAAACACAATACTGAGGAATGATCAATGGCTCTGTAATTGAATATACGCCAGGATGAAATCTGATTGTACGTCTAGCAATAGATGGGGTCAATATAGATCTTCTTGCATAGATTTCATCAATTGCACGTTGTATTGATGGTGTATCGTCTGACACTCCATCTCCTGCTGCACCAAAATCTCTTACATTAACAAAATCATCTAATTTATCTTGAATACGGCGTTCAGCTGGATGTGCTGGGTCTACCCCACTTACTATAGAATACCCGCCTAGTGATCCACGAAATATGTAATTTGATATTAACCCTAACAAATCAGAGTTAGCAGTTAATATTTCGGTATTGCCTTCGTAAGGGGCACCTTCTTGTAATAATCCATTACCAATGAATAATCTGAGTTTATCTAATGCCCATCCAAGTTCACCAGAATTCAATTGGCCAACGTCTTGAAGATACCCGCGCCTAACTTGGATTTGAGAAATTTGTATTACAGCCATTGGATTTCACCTCTATTGCTGTATTTAGTTGTTTTGATAGTACTCCGCGACACGATCCCACCAACGATTAGCCCACATATCAAAATCTTTTGGTTCTAATATAAATTGTTGATATTGTGGTTCGCTCCACCGGCCCGGCTCTATTTCATCTGGTTTAACACACATCATGATAACACCCTTGCGTATGTTAGTACCATGAATTTCATTGTGAGCAAGTGCATATGCTGCTAATTGCAAATAATAGTCACTAATGTATTCTTCTTTTTTAGGTTTATTGGTTTGTTTAAAATCCAATATGCTTTGGTCGCCGTTATGTACACCCACACAATCGGTTGTTCCTGCATAAAGTTTAGGAAAATACAAAGGAACTTCGCTGCCCCATACTTCTGTAATTTTATCAAACCCGGCCAGGATGACTTTTTTAGCCATTACAAGACTTTGATTTGCATAAGGGTTTGATACAGTTTCTTTAAGAGTTTTGCCCTTGATATGATCTTCAAGATATTTGTGCATCCTAGTGCCACGGTTGGCTGCTTCGGTTGTAATCTCTTGAGCTTTTTTTTCTCCCATTGCTCGCCGCCAATTGGCAAGTGCAATACGGGATTCTGCTGGTTTTGTTTTGTCTAGTATAGTAGTGACACTAGCTACGCGATCCCCGCTGGGTGTAATATAGTGTCGTTTACCGTCGACTAACCCTCTATCCAATGGAACATAGTTAAATTTATTAATTAGCATATAGGCTATAGTAGCACAGCTAACAAAATAATACAACCGGGGGTTTGTTATCGTTGATTTGAATATATTCTGAAACTTTCCCCACATCCACATCGATCACGTTCAATTGGATTAATAAAGTCAAACCCTTCATTGAGACCATCGCGTTTCCAGTCTATTTTAAGATCGTTTAAATAAACAGAATCTTTTCCGTTTACCCAAACTGTCACGCCGTGGCTGTCATACTTAAACCAGTCACGAGTAATTGGTGCGTAGTCTATATATTCTAAAACATAAGCTAGTCCTGAACAACCTGTAGTTCGTATACCGACAGTAAGGCCTATACCTTTACCACGCTTAGATAAATGTTGTTTGACTTTGTTTGATGCTTGTTCAGTTAACGTAATCATATTATGACAACTGATAAATTTTGTTTGTTATCTTCTATTCAATGCACGTTTTGACATAGAGCTTACAGTATCTTGCGGGTTACTACCGTCCATGTCGTGTGCAGATGTTCCGTCGTCACCGTCATCGCCAATTGACATTGTATCGTCAATGTTGCCAATTTCAGATTTCAAGTACACCATTTTGTTTCCACTATCATCATCTCTAACTCTGCTGATTAGATTTTTGATACTGGTATTGTTTGGGTCATCGTAGGCCTTCATCAATGAATCTACGTTGAACATTTCCGACCCAGGAAGATTTTTTATCATTCCAATTAAAGAATCTAATCGTATCTTTGGTTCTTCATCAGTGTCAGCATAACGATCTCTCACAGTTTCAAGAGCCGCAATTAAATTATTAATTGATGCTCCGTCGGATTTATTCTCTGTGATAAATTCGTAAAATCTCATTAACGTTTTTCTCTACCAACTGGTTCAGTTCCGCCTGCTGCTGCATCAGTCGCTGAGAAAGAATCCATGTCGCTGGATTCGTCGCCGGGCATTTCACCAGCTGGCATTGCACCCATATCAGCAACTCCCATGTCAGCACCGCCCATTGCCATTCCGGTCGGGGCTAGTTGTTCGCCTGCAAGTTGACGTGCTGCGTTATCTGCTTGCTCGCGAGCTTGTGTCATAGAATCTAGCATTCCAGTTAATAGTTGGCCAACACTGGTTTTAAATGCATCAGCCTGTTCATTACCAATTTGGTCACGAATAGTATCAATTAACGCAGGCATCTGTTCTACTTGCATTTTGCTTAATTTTTCTAGCATGTCTTGGATACTGTCAACCATATCTTTAGCTGCCAGGATGGCTTCGCTCTTGCCCATTTCGCCTTCAATAAGTTGACGATTTTCGGCAATCCATTTTTTTAGTCCTTCACGAACCATTAACAATTCCATATACTTAGAGTTCTTTTCAGCAGTATGTGCTCCATAGCTACGTCTAATAGTATTAATGTTTTCATTAATAGTATTGCTCAAATGCAATGCTTTGCCGTAGTTTAAACGGCTGTAATCAATGGTATAACCAAAACGTGTACTCATAATAGAGTTCATTTTTTTAGATGTTACAATTGGGTTAATGTCAGTGAGGTTCATATTAAGTAATTCCTAGAATTTAATATATTTAGCCGAGTTTAAACTTTTTTCTAAGTTAGATTTGGCTATTGTAAGTTTGCTTGCAGATTCTTGATATCTAACTAAAAATAAATCAATTTTTTGTTGATCTTTCTTCTTTTGTGCTTGTTTAAATCTAAAATAGAAATTTTCAGATTTAATTGTTAGTTTACTAACTTCTGTATCATTTTTTAAGATAACATCTGCTTTTGTATCTTTACCGGTTTGATTAAAAATTGCATAGCATATTGCAGCTAACTTGCTGCTAAAAATACGGACTGTATCACTGAATCTGTAATGCACTTCCCACCAATCGTTATCAATTAACTTTATAGCATAGTTTCCTACTACATACCCGTTTTTTCCAATGGCTGCTATAAAAGGCATTTGATTGCTTTTTGTTTGTTTTGCAATTAAATCAGACAACTCGTCCTCGCTCCAGTTCTTAAAATAAGACACTGCTTGAGCAACCATCTGTTCAACTGTTGATATTTCTATAGAATTTGATTTCGCCATTGTTATTTTTTCTAATTAATGCACCTTTATTAACCAACTGTGCTGCAAGATGCTGCTCTCTCAGATCCAATGAAGATTTTAGTATTCCAACTCCGTCATCAAATTTTAACATCACGTCCGACTCCTCATTGGTAATCGGCATGCGAATTTTGTTGGTTAATTCAATGATTTTCATTTTAATATTGCTAAGATACTATCTGCATGTGCAGTGGCCCAACTTAATACTATCATGCCACCACCAAATGTGTACATCCATTTGTCTTTAAAACGTTCCATAGACGATATCTTCTTTGCCATTTCAGCATGTTGAGTACAGCTGGTTTGATACATTACTTCTAATTTTGCTTCAATGGTATCTCTAGTTTTATCTAGACAGTTGTGCATATCTTTTACGTCTACTTTTAAGTCGTCGAGTTTCTCATTGAGATTCTCAACCTTAGTTTCAACTATTCCTAGTCGCTCTGTCGTAGTTGCCATAAATTCCTTTTCATGCTCCTAAATAAGAGACTAATAAGCTATTTAATCCAAATTGGAATAAACTTCGAAATAGATATTTTTAAACTCTCCGTTAGTTTGAAATAATGGCAAATCTAATTTCACTGACTCGGTTAAGTTGATTATTATTGGGATACTATTAAAATCATGTGCAAATAAGTTAGTGGGATTATTAATGTCTCCAAATATATCTTGCTGCTCTACATAAAACATAAATTGCCAACAATTTTGTAATCCAGTAAACTTTTTTCCAAACTTGTAAAGTGATAAATCAACTTGAGTTGAAGTATGGGCAGACACTATCTCTACTGGCTGTGTACGTAATCCTAGTATTTGTAATACTGTTTCCCAATTTCTTTGTTGATTTCTACGCAATTGGTCAGCTTCAGATCTATAAACTCCTGTGTCTGTTATGTCTACTAGTGTATAACCTATAAATCTTGTTCCTGTGTCGCTCAT